GACTTAGGTTATCACGATAATCTGTTTGGTGGTCACATGATGTCTTGGTTGGATGAAGCAGGTGCATCAATGGCTTCTAGGATTTGTAATTCACCAAGAGTTGTTACAGTATTGGTTGCTAAGATGGAGTTCAGAAGACCTGTTAAATCAGGACAACTTATAGAAATTTGGGGAAAGGTAAAAAAAGTAGGAAGGTCTAGTATTACACTCAACATCGAAGCAAGAAGACACAACGTAAGAACAGACTCACAAGAGATCGTAGTTAATACCGATATGAAGTTTGTTCGTATTGATGAATATGGAAATCCCGTACCTATTAGCGAAAGAGTTAAAAAGAAATACACAAAGAAAGAGGACAAATAAATGGAAGAACTAATGGAAAAAGCACATCAAATCATGGATAAAGATTTAGTTAATCATCCACCGCACTACAACAACGGCAAGATAGAATGCATTGAAGCTATTGAAGCCATGCTAACACACGAAGAATTTGTAGGTTATCTAAGAGGAAACTCATTGAAGTATCGTTGGAGATTTAGATACAAGAATGGAATACAGGATTTAGATAAAGCAGATTGGTACGAGCATAAATTATTGCGAGTTTTAAAAGAAAATGCCACAGAGTAAAGAACAAAAAGCTGCTTATGATAAAATATATTATATAAAAAATAAAGAAATTATATCTGCTAGAGTAAAAAAATATCAAGAAGATAATAAAGAACATCTAGCTTCTAAACAGAAAGAATGGAAAGAAAAAAATAAAGAAGCACTTAAAGAATGGAGAGAAAACAATAAAGAACATCTAGCTTCTAAACAGAAAGAATGGAGAGAAAACAATAAAGAACAGATGATCGCTACAAATAAAAAATGGAGAAAAAAAAATAAAGCACAACAAGCTGCTTATTATAGAAAGAAAAAATATGGAGTATCACCTGAAGACTATGATACTATGTTAGAAGAACAAAATAATAAATGTAAAATTTGTTTAGTTTCTTTTACTACTCTTAAGCCACATAATATTCATGTAGACCATTGCCATACAACAAAGAAAGTAAGAGGTTTATTATGTAATCTTTGTAATGTAGGTCTAGGAACTTTTAAAGACAACACAGAAACATTAACAAACGCTATTGTTTATTTAGAACACACACAGGAAAAACAAGATGAAACAAACTAAATTACCTACAACCTATCAAGAGTTTATACATCTTAGCAGATATGCAAGATGGAACGAGGATACAGGAAGACGAGAAACTTGGCAAGAGACAGTCGCAAGATACTTTGACTTTATGCAAGAGCATTTAAAGAAGAACAACGATACAGATATATCAGACATGCGACCACAGTTAGAACAAGCTGTTCTTAACTTGGATATAATGCCGAGTATGAGAGCCTTGATGTCAGCAGGTAAAGCTTTAGAACGAGACAACGTAGCAGGGTTTAATTGTAGTTATGTGGCGGTGGATAATATTCGTGCATTCGATGAGACACTTTATATTCTTATGTGTGGCACAGGTGTTGGATTCAGCGTAGAACGACAGTACGTTAATAAACTTCCTGATCTACCAGAAGAAATACACTACACCGATACTATCATCAAAGTAGCTGACTCAAAAATTGGATGGGCAAAAGCTTATAAAGAACTGATGTCTTTACTTTACGCAGGTCAAATACCACACTTAGATGTTAGTAATGTTAGACCGCAAGGCGCTAGGCTTAAAACCTTTGGTGGTCGTGCTAGTGGTCCAGCACCTTTGGATGATCTGTTTACGTTCACATCTAATATTTTCTTTGATGCTGTAACAAAAGGACAAAAGAAACTTGTATCAATTGATTGCCATGATTTGATGTGTAAGATCGCAGAAGTTGTTGTGGTGGGTGGTGTTAGACGTAGCGCTTTAATCTCACTCAGCAACCTCTCAGATGAAAGGATGCGCAATGCTAAGTCAGGACAGTGGTGGGAACATAGCCAACATAGAGCGTTGTCTAATAACTCAGTAGCTTATACAGATTCAGTAGAAATGGGTCCGTTCATTAAAGAGTGGGCATCATTATATGATTCTAAAAGTGGTGAGCGTGGTATCTTTAATCGTCAAGCTGCTGAAGAACAGGCTGCTAAGAACGGAAGACGAGAAGAGTACAAAGACTTTGGATGTAATCCTTGCAGTGAAATCATACTACGAAACAAACAGTTCTGTAACCTAACAGAAGTTGTTGTAAGACCTAACGATACTTGGAAAGACTTAGAAAGAAAAGTAGAACTCGCTACTATTCTCGGCACGTTTCAAGCAACCTTAACTAACTTTAGATACTTAACAAAAGCTTGGAAAGATAACACAGAAGAAGAAGCACTTCTTGGTGTGTCACTTACAGGCATCATGGATAACACAAAGTTAATTAAGGGAGATAACTTACCAAAGAGATTAGAAGTTTTGAAAAATAGAGCAGTTGCTATGAACGAAGGTTGGTCAGACATGTTAGGTATAAAACAATCAGTAGCTGTTACTTGTGTTAAACCAAGCGGTACTGTCAGTCAGTTGGTTGATAGCGCATCAGGCATTCATACAAGACACAGCGAATACTATTTAAGAACTGTTCGTGCCGATAAGAAAGATCCTATTGCACAGTTGATGGTTGATCAAGGAGTGTATCACGAAGATGATATTACTAAGCCTGAACATACCTTAGTGTTTTACTTTCCTATTAAGTCTCCTGATAAATCTTTAACAAGAATAGATCTATCAGCCATAGAACATTTAGAAATCTGGAAGATGTATCAAGATCATTGGTGCGAACACAAACCATCAGCCACCATCTCAGTTAGAGAAGCTGAATGGTTGAAGGTCGGTGCATGGGTATGGGATAACTTTGATAGAATATCAGGAGTTTCTTTCTTGCCTTATGCAGATCATTCCTACCAACAAGCACCTTACCAGGAGATCACAGAAGATGAATACAAAGAGTGGATGAATAAGACTGTTCACGAAATTGATTGGGATCTTATAACTGAATACGAAAAGGAAGACATGACTGAGAACACTAAAGAACTAGCCTGTACTGCTGGCGCATGTGAGATAATATAATGGAAGCAACCTTACTCACTTTTAAAATTGTACTAGATTCTAAAGGAAACATAGTGTCTGATCTTGGTGGCCTACCTATGAAAGACATCGACAAAGTTTTTAGAAACAGAGAAGATGCACAGGTTATCAAAAAGATTGTACACGAAGGCACAATAAAACTTCAAGGCATTCATAAGTACCTTGAAGATGAAATAACTGCTGTTCAATACGTTGATTAATTTGCCAACGGATTATCGTCTTGGTCTTCTATTCTTTCGACTCTATTCTCTAAGTTAGTTATTTCTACATCAACTGTAGAGATATCTAGATCAAGTACCTTAACCATATTACTGTTCTCTTTAACTTCAGGCATAATACTATCATCAATTGTTTTATTAATATATTCAACAGAAGTTTCTATAGCACTAAAGCGTTCTTCAATTTCTTGTTGAGCGTCTTCTGTGCCTTCCAGTCTTCCTATTTTTTTCTCTAGGTTTTCGATTCTGTTTACATAGGTAGCGCCTGTGTATCCAAATCCAGCTAAAGTTCCTATAATAGAAACCAAACCTATTATTTGTGTTGCTCTTGATTGAAACCAATCCATATTATTCTCCTTGTTTTTATAAATTAGGTTGTAGTTGTTTCATTTTATTTAAACTATTTAAACTATCACCATACATACTGTAGAATGCTTGTGTATTATCAGGCATCATGACACCAGTATAAATCTCTTCAGGCTCATACCATGTCAATGCTCTCGGCATTTCTACTTGCCTGTAATCACTGAATCCTGGAACGAATCCCATAAAAGCAATCAAGGTTGAAGAGTCTGCGTATTCTCCTGTCTCTTGTTGCTTTTCTTCTAATTGTTCTTGTTGTTGTTTGATGTTGTCAGCTATTATTTTATCTGCAACATTGTCAGCTTCTGAAGTTGTAGAAACTTCTGCAAGGGCTACAGTAATCTCAGCCTGCACTGAACCAACAGCTACGTTACTAACACTGTCGGTATTACCAACTGCTACATTTTGTGCGCCACTGGTATTTCCCATTGCAGTATTATTGTCACCACTTGTATTACTTGCAACACTAGTATCGGTAGATGTTTCAGAGGTTGTTGTTGTGTCTGAACCTACAGCTACATTACTGCTACTGATGGTATTTCCTACTGCTGTGTTATCTACACTCATGGTATTTAAAACCTGTTGTGTTTGCATTACAGAACTAACGACTTGAGCAGATATACTTGGAGAGTTTGACATACTTTGCCCTCCTGTAACACTACTGGTAACGGCTGTAGCTGTTGTATTTCCTGCGACACTACCACCAGATGCTTTTGTATTACCTGTTGCGTGGATAGATGTGCCTGATGTTGTACCACTCACACTGTTGGTTGCTGTCTGTATTGTACTGGATACGACATTCAATTGCATCTCTTTACTGATACCACTCTTCTCTTCTTCGGCCACTCTAACTTCTTCTGTTTCTTCTTCTTGTATTTCTTCTTCAATAAGTTCTATTTCTTCTTCAAACACCTCTTCTTCTAGGTATTCTTCTTCCATTTCTACCTCTTCTTCAAACCATTCTTCAAGTTCTTCTAAGGTTTCAAACTCTAAAAACTCAACAGGTTCTTCGTGTTCTTCTTCGTGTATCAGCTCTTGTCTTTCAAACTCTTCAAACATTAGAGGCTCACTAAAAGAAGTCTCGTAAATATCTAACTCGTATGGGTCTTCGTTCAATGCAAAGATGTCAATGTATTCGTCTTCAAACAAAGGCAAATCATTTTCAAAATGGTCAAGTGTTTCAAAGTATTCTTCTTCGTATAACATTTCTTCTTCTAATCGTAGTTGCTCATCGTACTCATCCATTACAACATCTATATCATCGTATGACTCATACTCTGTGCTATCCCAATCAACCATTCCATCGTCACTAAAAGAAACTTCTGTGCCGTACCACTCATCAACTTGTTCTTGTCCAAACTCTTCTACATCTATTTCATACCACTCTTCATCTGTAAATTCCATGTTTTCATACGGGTCATAACCATATTGAGTATCTTCTTCGTACCCATAATCAAACTCATCTTCGACATAGTAAGCTACGGATTCTTCTTGTGTGTAACCTGCACAGAAAGGACCATATTGTGGGTCTAAATTACATTGTAAATTATCGTAGGCTTCCCAATACAAAGGACAAGAGGTGCTGTGTAGAGAATCTAAACCACATTGTTGTGTTAGATATGCTGCATCGTAGCCTACACAAGCGTTGTTGTTAAGAGGATTGCTACAGTCTAAAGCATTACCAGAACCTAAACCATAAAGAGAACCACCATTTTCTAACAGCGTATTAAACGAGGTACTATTCCAATTGGTGTTGACACAAGTGCCTACAACATTAGTTGTTCCTGTACTGCACTCGTCATGAAATAAATAAGTGTATAGTTCACTTGAACTTCCTTGTTCTCCAATCAACACATCGTGGTTAATAATATCTAATGCACCATAACGAAACTCAAAGGTGTCGTTAGAGTTCCAAAGTATGACTTCAAAAGAATTATCTGTGTTGCTTCTGTTGTATTCTCGTAGGTTGTACCAACCAAAGACAGTCTTATCGGTGAAGTTCTTGGCTAAAACTTTCGAGCCGTTGTCTCTTATTAGATCAGTCCAGAAAGGATATAAGGTGTATGTAATCTCAGGTAACGGATCAGGTGTGTAGTCATTACAATAAGATCCTGTCGTTTTAAAATGTAGGCAACCATTAGTAGCCATTCGTGCCGAGGTAAAATCTTCACCATAGAAAGTAAAAGTAAAATCTAAATTAAAAGCACCTGAGACTTGATCGTCACCAGATGCCATGTTGGTTGTGCCTGTTTGATTGGTTAAATCAAAAAGACTTTGGTTTGCTTCGTATATGTAATTAGCGTTGACTGACGAGGCAAATAAAAGTAGTGCTACACTAAATACCTTTGTCAAATTCTCTAGCACAAGTCAGCCTCGACTTCTTCAGATTACTTTCATCTCTAGTACCTTTACACTTCTTTAAGTATTGAGCCTTTGCTTCGATGTAATCAGGTCTGTCTTTAATGTTTGCTTGCCACGCAAGTTTTGCTTCGTCACCTATCTTGCCTTCATAAGGACAAGGAGTGCCTGCCATTCTCATAGCTTTAAATACTCTAGGATCTTGACATAAGATAGATACACTGGCTACTTTCATACCAGTGTCGTATAGATACTTGGAAAGTTTCAAGCGTTCACAGTTCTCGTCACGGACTGTACGACCTGTAGAGAAACCAAACACTTGTCCTTGATATGCGCCTGACCTTCCAACCGTACAAAGGTCTTGGCTGTAGCTCATAATAGAAGGAGCAATCGCAGAAGCAGGCGGTGCTTTTTGATTGATATTTTGCGTGATAACCTGTTCAGACTTGCTTTCATTTATGTTTCTGTTGGTGTTGTCTGAAGTGCTATTGTTTTCGTTTACGTTCTTATTGTTGGTTTGAACATTCGATGTTGAGTTTGACTCGTTCTTATTTACATTTGTGTTGCTAGAAGTCGATGTCGAATTGTTGTTATTATTGTTTGTGTTAGTATTATTACTTGTACTATTGTTGTTATTGTTATTAGTATTTGTAGATGTACTAGTGTTATTGTTATTATTCGTATTACTATTAGTAGTATTTACCGTACTAGAAACAGTTGAATTAGTTGTATTGTTATTGGTACTAGAACTAGTAGATGTACTAGTGTTAACATTTGTGTTGTTGTTGGTGTTTGTACCAGTTGTCGTAGTCGAGTTAACATTGTTATTATTATTGGTATTTGTAGCGGTGCTAGTGTTATTGTTAGTGTTATTGTTATTATTTGTATTTGTACTGGTGTTATTGTTCGTATTATTATTGGTATTGGTTTGCGTTCCAGTAGTCGTTGTTGTGTTTGTATTTGTATTTGTATTGTTGTTAGTATTGGTGTTAGTATTAGTGTTAGTATTGGTGTTAGTGTTGGTATTGGTGGTCGTTGTAGTGTTGGTTGTATTCAACGAGTTCTGTTCACAATACTGCTCACCTGCTGTACAATCACCTGTTTGATCTGCTTGCGCAGGACCTCCAAAGAAAAGAGCAGATAAAATAAAAGCTCCAAATAAAGTTTTAGTTTTGTTTATCATACTGTCCTCCTCTTCTTCAGTATAAAATTAATTTAGTAAACCTAAGTGTAATATAATATCAAAAATCAAATAGCCAAAAAGAACTCTAAACATAAAGCGATATCTTTGGTGATCATCAACTAAGGTTGTAAGGTATTCCTTATTCACCCTTGTCCATTTTCTTTCAAAATC